AACTTATAAGGCATTGCGACAATCGACAGGAATAGTATTTAATATAATTAGTAAAGGAGTTGACAGATATTTAAGCAGAATAAAACCAACTCTAAAAAAAGTAGCATAGTGGCAACAAACAATGAAATCGGAAAAGCAATCTACTCCATTCTATCGAATGATGCTACCGTATCTGCTTCGGTTTCTACGCGCATTTTTCCTATTGTTGCTGCGCAAGATACATCGTTTCCTTTCGTGGTATATACAATCACGAATCAGGAGCCGACTATGACTAAAGATGGTGTTAGTCCATTGGATACGATTTCGGTACAAATCGATTGCTATGCTTTGGAATACGATGCGAATGTAACTTTATCAAATGCGGTTAGATCCGCGTTGGATTTTTATACAGGAACGGTACAGAGCCAAGCCATCCAACGAATCCGTTTTCAAGGGCAAAATGATGGAGAATACGATGAAGATTTGGGCGTGTTTTGGCAGAGTTTAGATTTCGATATTAGATTAAAACGTGAAAGATAATGGAAGTAAGATTTATAAAAGACTGGTTTAATCCTTCCACAAACAAATGGATTTCAGCCGGGCGTATGGTGCACATAATGAGAAAGAAGGCATTGGAGTTAATCGAAGATGGATATTGTGTAGAGATATTACCATTCGGATTTGTAGACGAAACGAAAGAGCCGGTTGAATTAAAGGAAGAAATTCCATTACCAAAAATTAAAAAACGTAAAAAATTATTTTAAAATTAAAATCATAGACAATGGCAGTAAATGACATAATTAATGGAACAGACCTCCGTATTTATAAAGACGGAACTACGGCAATTGGAGAAGCTACATCAGCGACTTTATCAGTTACAAGGGAAATGAGAAACATCTTGACAAAAGATTCTCCTTCAAGTGGTTGGGTATCTAACAAGCCGGGACAGAAATCAGCTACGTTAACAGTTGAAGCATTGTATTCTGAAACATCTGATAACGTGCAACCTGATGTATTATTTGATGCGTTAGACAACGGCACAGTTTTGGCTTTGACTTTGACTGAAAACACGGCTGGATACAATTTCTATTCTTTTAGTGCGTATTGCACATCTTGGGAAGTGAACACACCAGTAGAAGATAACACATCTGTATCCGCGACATTTACAATCTCTGGTGCGGTATATCGCGGAACTAACTAAATTAAATCACACCACAAAAACGGATAATAATGGTTAGATTCACAAAAATAAACAATACGGAAGTGCCTGTTTCCTTTGGCAATGCAACCTTAATAAGGTTTGAAGAGGAAACGGGCATTTCTATTTTAACATTAGGTCAAGAAACATTGAATTACAAAAATACCTTAAAGCTAATTTACGAGGCATTAAGGGATGGACATAGAAAAGAAGGTAAATCATTTGATTGGAGCTTTGAAGATATGTGCGATGAATTTGATGAGGATATGGCAGCAATCAATCGAGTAATGGAACTGTTCTCTAACTCGATGCCAGATGCCGAAAAAAAAACGAAAACGAGTCGAACGAAAGCGCATCAGAGCCAAGTGAAAGTATGACGTGGACAAAGGTTCGCGAGATTGCAATCGGTCAGATCGGAATGAGTACGGAAGATTTTTATTCCGCTGATTTTCGTGACGTAATGGATGCAATCAAAGGTTATAATGAAAGGGAGCGGTTACGGTTTCAAGGAGAATGGGAACGAACAAGGTGGTTGGCAACAATTGGAATCCAGCCGTATGCCCGGAAAGGTAAGAAAATTAAAATGACAGACTTGATTCAATTTGATTGGGAGAAAACCGAAAAGCCAAAAGAACGAATCGTAACCGAACATCAAAAAGAATTTAGGCAAAGGATGGACGAATGGATGCGTAAACAACACGGCAAAAATCAAGCGTAATGGCAAGTAAGGACTTAAATGTAGTATTAGGTTTACAAGTTGAGAACTTTCAAAAGGGAATAAGAAAGGCTCAAAGGTCTATGGAGAAATTTGCAAGGCAAATGAAATCCACAGGGCAATCTCTTACTACAAATGTTACCTTACCAATCGTTGCAATAGGAGGAAACGCATTAAGAACTGCTGCCCAATTCGAATCTGCAATGAATCAAGTTGCAGCTGTTTCAGGTGCAACAGGAAAAGATTTCAAAGATTTAGAAAGTCTTGCAAAAGATTTAGGGGAAACTACATCCTTTTCTGCAAGTCAAGCTGCGGAAGGTATGTCATTCCTTGCAATGGCTGGTTTATCCGTCAATGACATACTTGAATCAATGCCCGGCGTTTTAAATTTGGCAGCTGCTGGGCAAATGGATTTGGCACAAGCATCTGATATTGCATCTAATATCTTGACTGGTTTTGGCAAGGATGCAAGTGAGATGAACCAAGCGGTGGATGTACTTGCAAAAACCTTTACAAGTAGCAATACAAATTTAGTGCAACTTGGAGAAGCAATGGCTTATGTTGCACCAGTTGCGGCAAGTGCTGGATTGCAATTTGAGGAAGTATCTGCTGCGGTTGGGTTGTTGGGAAATGCTGGTATTCAAGCTTCAATGGCTGGAACTACTTTAAGGGCATCAATTAGTAGGTTGTTAAGTCCAACTGCGGAAGCACAAAAGATATTAAATGAATTAGGTATATCTGCGTTAGACTCCGAAGGTAATATCCGACCATTGAATGAAATCGTTCAAATGTTGGAAGAATCTGGAGCTACTACTGGACAGATGATGGAGTTGTTTGGCGAAAGAGCTGGACCCGGAATGGCGGCATTAGTATCTCAAGGTTCTGATGCATTAAGAACATTAACCTATGAATTAGAAAATAGCGGAGGTACTGCACAAAAAATAGCCGACAAACAACTTGAAGGTTTAAATGGTAGTCTTAAAAGGTTACAATCTGCATTTGAAGGATTGATGATTAGTATTGCAGAAGGAGGATTGTTAGATGCCGCCACAAGGCTAATAGAAAAATTAACAGCTGCGGTTGGTAGATTATCTGAAAGGTTTAAAAACCTATCTCCGCAGACGCAAGAAAACATTCTTTTAATTGCCGGAATCGCTGCTGCGGCTGGACCACTACTAATGATATTTGGAAATTTAGTATCTGTTGGTTCAACATTATATGGCGTATTCGGAAAGTTAAAGATAGGGTTTATGGGTGGTGCTGCTGGATTGTCACGATTTATTCCAATAATCGGAACTGCCATTGCTCTTTTTACTGCAATGCTAAAAAACTCCGAAAGACTGCGAAATAGTTTTGGTCCATTATTTAGGGCATTTGGAAATGTAGGTAAAGCGATAATTAATTTAGTAGATACTGTTATTTCTGTTATTCCCGGTTTCGATGGGCTTAACTCTGTCTTTAAGTTATTAGGAGATAATCTCGCAATAGTTTTAGAAGGATTAACTAATATCATAAATGGATTATTAGAATTAGATTTTAAAAAATTAGGTGCTGGATTTTTAGATTTTATTGGTGTTGGGGGTGTAAGAAGGGCATTAGGAGACGGTAAAACATTTGGAGAAGCGTACGCGGAAGGGATAAAAGAAGGTGTTAAAAATAAATTTAGCAACGCTGAAATAGATAGTCTTTACGCACCATTTAAACAACAATTTATTCCGGGTATTACTCCTTTGCCACAAACAACTGCCACAGGTAAATCTACTGCAAAACCATTTATTCCTTCACCTACAACTGTAGCAGATCCAAGTAGTATTGCTCCGAAAGTTGAAGAGAGTTTTGGCAGCAAAGCATTCGCACAAGCAATTCTATACACAACAGAATTAAATAACAGAACTGCTGAATATGTTGGTTTATTGCAAACGGGAACTGAAGGACAATTAACCTTTGCGGAGTCAGTCAGAGCGATAACTGATAGACAACAAGAAGCATTGGCATTACGTCAACAAGAGATTGAGGAGCAGAATAGATTAACAACAGAGCAGACTAAATACAATGCAGCTTTACAGGCAACCAACATCATAACAGATTCAATATTTAACGCATTAGAACAAGGTAAGAATGTATTTAAGTCCTTAATACAAGGCATAAAACAAATGGTTGTGCAATTAATTAAGGCAGTAGCACAAGCAGCTTTATTCGCATCGATTCTGAATATTTTAGGTCTTGGAACAGGAACATTCCTTGGTTCATTTAAATCTATATTAGGCATTC